GTTAATCTTAACTTCATGCATTGAATCTCTCACTGACTCCGTTACAGATATTGTTTCGAACTCTCCAGACGCTGTGTCAATGTAACCAACTGAGGTTGCATTGTCAACAACACCTCTTCTTGTTCCTGATGGAGCGAACCATGGGAAAGCAACACTGTCGTTGTTTGCCAGTGTTCTCAACATCATGTGTGATGCCGGTACAACAATTGATTTGCCTGTGTTGTCCGTAGTCAGTCCTGATGGATAAAACACACCCAAGTAATCACTTGCACTTACAAGACCATCTTCACCGTTGTCTAACGCCACTGCTGTGTTGTTAGCCCAGTCCTGAATAGCAGTTGATGTACCTTCCAATCTTAATGGAGTGTCTCCAACTATAAACGCTGTTTCGTTTCTGTCTGTGTTCAAGTTAATCATGTTTGAGATCAATTCTGGATAACCAGGTACAGCAATAACATTGAAGCCTCTTTGGTCTTCTCTGATTGCTTGGTTGGTGTCGATCTCTGATTTCAGTTGCTCAACAATAACTTTTCTCTGTGATTTTCTTCCGAAAGATCCAGATCCGTCTGCATTGTTGCTTGATTTAGTTACCCATCTGTCTGGGTAGTAAGTAGACACAGATTCGTTACTGTTGAATCTGATGTTACCCAAACCACTTGATCCAGAACCTGGATACTTCGTAGTTGTGATGTAACTGTTTTTGTATTCTTTAACATTGTAACCAGAACGTCTAGTGTTGTAAAGCAGTATACCCTGTGGGAATAAAGTTGGATCTGGAGCATCCGGGTCTAGGAAACCATCTGTCAACAATGATTTGATTGTTGAAGCTGTTCCTGCCGCTGTTGATGTTCCGGCCGCTTTGTCAGTAGAGTTGTGCCATCTCGCATCTGCGAAAACTACACCGTCTTCTGTTGTCTGGTCAGCTTTGTCAACTAGCACCCATGCCGCACCTGTTGTAGTAACTGCTACTTGGTTGGCTGTGTTAGTTGAACTCAACGTTGCCGCTGTGTTGTATTTGTAAAGTTTTGGATAGTTCTCTAGATCACTTGTGTCAATCCATAAGTCATTGCTTACAAGTGCAGTACCATCTGATTGTGTAGTTGGTGCTGTTGCACTAAACTGTGGACCATTTGGATCAGTAGTCGAGTATGCTGTCGCATAACCAACAAAAGTTGTTCCGTTGTGTGCCATGATGTCTGCATCTAAAGTAGTGCTGTACCAAAGTGTGCCATCTGCTGGTTCGTTGCTTGGAGCAGAAAGTGAAGCTGTGTAGCTCAATCTTTTCCAGTTTGAAATTAGCAATCCTCTGTTTGCTGTTGAGTCCATGGACTCTCCAGTTGGAACTGTGTACAAGTTGTCGATCAGTGTTGAACTGCTCGCTGTGTACGTTCCGTAAACGTGTGCTGTTGAGGCATAATCAAAACCTGCATCTGCCAATGGCGTACCAATGTCTCCGTCCACTAATCTGATGTCACCGCCCAGTACGTGTGTAAGCACGATCTCGCCAGTTGTTAATTTACTTGCTCTAACATTTATTAGTTCAGTAGTTGATGTAGATAATGCATTAGCGTTAACTTTAGCGTTGACTGCCGTAACAAAAGCATCTGCATCTGTACCAGCTAGTGTAACTGTTACTGCTGTGCTGAAACCATCCTGATTTTTTCTTGTCTCTTTAATTGAGAAAGTTTCTGTCGATGTGAAACTTGGTGAAGTCAATAAACTTGTAACAGTAGTTTGACCACCTTCGTATCTGAATAGCTGGAAGTCACCAATGTTAGGTGTTGTGTCAGCCGCATCTGCCGCCGTCATGCTCTGCTCAGTGATATTGAATTGTGTGTATAAAGTTCCTGCTGTTAATCCTGTTCCACCGTTCGCCGCATCTAACTTGAAGATCGCTGTGCTGTGATCATCATGCAATGGAGCCGCTACTGTTGAGAAACTTGCACTTGCCGAAGCATAAAGTTTAGCAACAATGTTAGCACCTGAGTTCGCTGATGTAGTCTTGAACCAAACTGAACCGTTAGGTCTGTTTTGGTCTGCAGTTTTCCAAGTTGGTCTTGAAGTGTGTGCCGCTTGTAAAAACTGTACACCATTAGCAACACCTGATGTGATGCCCAATGAAGCTCTTAACCCTGTGCCAGAATCAAATCTGATTGTGTTGGTACCTTCTGTTGAGTCACCCAGTGCGCCACCGTTGTGGAATATCTCTAGGTTACCTGTCACACTGTTTACTGAAGCTGTAACGTTAGTCACGTTAGAACCGATCGCTGATGCAACATCTGATAATGCTGTACCACCAGTCGTAATAGTGATACCATTCATGATCATTGTATGACCATTAGTAACTGTTGTTCCAGATGCAACTGTCACTACAGGTAATGATGTATGCCATGCCTGTGATCCAATCTGTACCCAAGTGTTACTTGCTGTCTTCTTGAAGATCTTGTTTGAAACGTGTGTAGTGTTGATTGCGTATGAACCAACTTGTCCAATTGAAGTAAGTGGTGCACCAGTAGAAACACCGCCAACTAGATCAGCTACTAGAGTGATCAGTATTGGAGTAATTGTTGTGAACGCTTGATCTGTTTGTGACCACTCAAATAAACCATAGCTAGTTGATGCAAGGTCAAACCAGTATGATGCGTCTGTTGGGTCTGCTGTAGGAGCCGTTGCACTACCGATCAAATCGTTAGTGTCAATGTTTGCTCTTAAAACAAAAGCTCTGTTGGCCACACCCAAGAATGAGTAAGCCGCTTGTAGACCGTATTCATTCAATTCATAGCCGTTTAATGAATTTCCTGATGCGTCTGTGTAGAATTTCGGATCTCCGAAAGTCTCTGTTAATTCTCTCTGAGATGAGATCAAGAAAGCAGTGTTGGCGTTTGCAGTTTGTGTTCCTGTCGCTGTGCTGTCGCCTGCTCCGTTTGTCTTATCCTGTCCTGATGCTACTATGAATAGTGGTGTAGTACCCGCATCTGATGGTACATAGAAACTTTCGTTTATTACTGAAACTTCTACTCCTGGTGATGTTAATGCCATTTTTCGTTTTCTCCTTGCAAGTTTAACGTATACAGAGTTATTTATTCAATCGTATGGTTTTTACGATATAACTTGCTATTTTTAGGTGCCTATATAGGCAACGTAAATAAGCATATGCAATACAAAGACAGACCGCTATGCAAGGGGTGTAAGGCAAAGCCCAGGGCCTATGCCTACAGGCGTGGATTAAAAGTTTACTGGCGTAGCCTGTGTGATACCTGCAACAGAAAGAAGTCCGGCAAGAAAGTGGGAGGAATCACAGCCCTACAAAGATCCGGATACAAGAAACACAAGAAGTGTGAGCTGTGCGGATTCAGGGCACAGAAACAATCCCAGTTGGATGTGTTTTTCGTGGATGGGAGTATGAGGAATACTGCTACTACTAATTTAAAAACTGTTTGCGCCAATTGCCAAAGGTTGGAAAGCGTCCGTAATTTGGGATGGCGTATTGGTGATCTTGTTGCTGATGATTAGGTCATCGATTTGACTGTATAGCTCTTCTAAAGTTCCGTCGTTCCTAATAACATAATCAAAATCTGATTTTGCCCATGCAAATTCTGAACTGTGGATTCCTGCAGGCATTATGTTGCCTTCAACGTAGCTTGTGAACCAATCAGGATCTTGTCCTCTTTTTACAAGTATGATCTTACCACCGGACTCTCTGATTGTTTTGATCTCATTCTCAAATCTCGTATCTGATATCACTGTGGGTTCGCCTTTGTATCTAGCTAGACAGCTATCAATCCATATGGCATCGTGCATGTTCTGACGCATTACTTCTGTGCCAAAGTGTTGTAGCACCCAACGTGGGGTCACATCTTTATTAAATTTTTTACTCCAGAATGTGTCGGGCTGTTCTCTCCATGCTCTGCTCTCGTCGGTCTTGCCTTCCAGCATTTCCCTGTCCCAATTGAACATGGAACTTACTGCATCTTTTAAACTTTTTGCGAATGAATCTTTACGGAAATTATGTTTCTGTGCCAGTCTATCTGCGACTGTGCCCTTACCAGAACCTATTAATCCTACTACACCTACTAACATAGGTTTATTATACTATTTTTTTAAACGTTTTTCAATCTCTTTTTTAACATCATGGACCGATGTTAATACCAGTTTCCGTACGCCCAGTTTCTTTTCTTTCAAGGCATGTATGGCAACATTCTCTAGATCGTCAACCATGTTGGTTAGTTCTTCTAGTGTGCATTTGGAAAGTTTTTTGTATCGAGTATCTATCATGATACTATTATTTAAATGGAAATAGTGGTCAATTAACCAATAACAAAACTGTGTGGTGTTCCACCTTCTTGGAAATTACCTATCTCTGATTCTAGTTTTTCCATCTCAGCCTGTCCTTCGTTCTTCAAGGCATCACCGTTGAGTGTTGTTCCACCTTGTGGACCTGCGATGGTACTGAACTTGCCTCTCGCCTCTCCTATCATTACCTTGGATACAGCGAGTGTGTAATCTCTGATCCATGGTTTAGAATAGATATCCTTGAACAGTGTTATATCTGGTCTGAAGTTATCAGTGTGCATTAGAACTGTTTCGTTGTCAGCTCTTGGTCTCTGTGTGATAGTTAATTTTTTTGTTGCAACATCAAAGTGGAACTGTATGAAACTTCCAAACATCTTACCTACTAATTCTTGGTATGATGCGAATGCATAGTAAGTGGCTAATCCACCTGTAGCACCTGCCCTCAAAAGGTATGTGTTTGTGTATGCTAGATTGAAAGGTTCAAAAAGTGTTCCACCTTCTCCACCAGCTGTTCTTGATCCCACTGTTCTCCTGTTGAGATTTCTCACGTTGATGATCTCATCTGGTAAGATATATGTGTTCTGATCTTTCTTAAGTTCTAGGAAAGCATATGATTCTTCCACAGCGTTTGAAGATCTCTGTCTGAATTTATTAATAGCTCTTTCCAGTGCCGTTTGATAGTGTTTAGGGTCTAATTCAACGTCAATCATACCATCACCTAGGTTATTTTTGACGTAATCGAATATCTCTTGTTGTCCTGTTTGTAGTTCTGACATACTCATATTTATAACCTTTGCCTGTGCAATAAATATGTATGATATGCCAAGATTATCCATTTTCAAGCCTGAAAAGGGCAACGACTACAAGTTCTTTGATCGTACCATCAATGAGATGTTTCAGGTGGGCGGAACTGATCTGCACTTCCACAAATACCTAGGGCCATATGATCAAGGTAGTTCGCAGAAGGACGGAGATGCATCGCCATCACAACCGCAATATTCCGGAGACAGTCTCAACGAAAGGACCATACAGGATCTACTATTTTTAGAGAACAGAGACAGGAAATATGCAGACGACATTTATATAGTGCGTGGAATATACAATGTGCAAGACGCAGACTTCAATCTATCACAGTTTGGAATGTTCCTGCAGAACGACACATTATTTTTAACGGTACACTTGAATGATATTGTGGAGAGAATTGGAAGGAAACCAATGGCAGGTGATGTTGTTGAGTTCCCACACATGAAAGAAGATTATTCGTTAGACGAGAGCATACCAATCGCACTGAAAAGATACTATGTCGTTGAAGATGTTAATAGGGCCGCAGAAGGATTCTCACAAACTTGGTGGCCGCACCTGTTAAGATTGAAAATGAAAACAATGGTTGACTCTCAGGAGTTCAGAGATATTATCGGAGATGCGGCAACAGAAGGTTCTCTTGCAAGTTACATGTCAACATTTAATAGAGAAAAAACTATCAATGATCAAGTTGTAAAACAGGCAGAAGAAGATGCTCCCAAGTCTGGATTCAACTACAAACAATACTATGTTGCACCCATAGACGAGAGAGGTAACATTAGAACTGATAATGTCAACACCACAACCACTAGTACAAGTTCGGATAAAACAGTAAATGCCGTGATAGATTCTCCGGCAAGTTCGCACTATGGCTTCTACCTAGACGGAGACGGGGTAGCACCAAATGGCCATCCGGCAGGTTTTGGAATCAGCTTTCCAAATTCAAACATTGACAAGGGTGACTATTTCTTGAGAACAGATTTCTTACCAAACAGGTTGTTCCGTTATGATGGTGCCAGATGGGTCAAGATAGAGGATTCTGTAAGAATAACTACAACAAACAACGATTCGAGAGCAAACTA